CAATTTTTCTTGAACTAGCTGATGCAGTTAATTCTGAACTATTAGGACGTTCAACAAACTTAGCAAATGCGTATGCTTTTCCCGTAACGGTATCAGACGCCATGGCTTTTTTAAATTGATTTGCTTCATAAGCATACTCGCCATCATACGCATCTAACAATTCATACTTGATAAAATCTAATTGAGTTTTGAGTGAGTTTGGATTCATTTTGCGACCATTTGCAAATTTAATCAATTCCTTTTTACGATCGCCTAACCATTGCAATAAACCAAATGCTCCAATTGCATTTGTTGCTGCAGGATTGAATGTAGATTCTGCCCACATATTTCCAACGATAGCACTTGCAGCTTCTTTTGAAAATCCACGAGCAATTAATAATTTAGCTAAACCAACTCCAGTATCTAACCATTTACCAGTTAATGGGCCGTTTCCTTCGTTTAATAAAGATGTAAGGCGTATCATCGTCCTCGTTCCTCTCTAATTATTAATTCACCTAATACTTCTAATCGACCTACTTCTCTTTGAAATTCGGTTTGTGACATTGAAGTAGATATCTTTTTATATGTTTCTTCAAATTCCTTTTTTGCTTTATCTAAGTCAAAACGTCCTGCAGCTGCTTTTTTATAGTAAGGCAATTTAACTTTGAAATGATGCCACGTTAAAAGTGCTAATCCACCCTTCTTATGTGCGGTATTAGCAATCTTCTCTGCTCCAGCTTCTCTAGTATCTGCAAATGATTCGAAAGTGTCTGGTTTATCTTTTGATTCAAAAAGTAAATTTATTAGTTTCATATTAATAAATATTACTTGTTTGTTTTATCTTGTTTAAACTCCGTCATATATGAATAGTCTGTTTCATAGCCAGCTTTTCCCTCAACGGAATAAACAGTCATATCAATCTTATATCCCGGATTCTTATCTATTCTATTAAATGTCCAAGCATTATCCATCCATATGATTCTATTGTTAGGATATATAAAATAGTTTCCGTTATCCATTTTGAATACATGTCCGCATTTATGTTCTGGAGTTTCAGAAAAATTAGTGTCTAATACGTTGCGATTTTCATGACTCCAATCTAATGTAAACATATACACCCCTTGGCGCTTGACACCTGTAATGCTAATTAGATCTGCACGTAACCCCGATAATCGTTCTCGTACTTGAACATCAATGTAAGAAGAAAAACAATCCCAATATACATGTTCCGTTAATGGCAACGTTTCAGCATTCTTCTTCCAACAAAATGCATGAATTGGTCTTCGTGTCCAATTTACTCCATTTTCTAGAAATGCTTCAAATAATGGCGTTCTTTTTTGTATCGATGCTACAGAATGTACATCTGCAGCAGTATATTCACTTTGTCCTCGTTCAAAATTAAATAAAAATTCATTACGTATAAAACATGTAATGGTTGGTATGTTTGCGTTTAAGTAAGCCAATCTATTTCCTCGTTAGTGTATAAACATGTTAATTCTTCTCCAGCACAAATATCTCGAAGTGCAATGTATTTATCTAACGTTAAGTCGTGATATACATTAGGCGTTTCTGAATGATTAATATAGTATGCCATATTAATATTATTATATGTTCTAGAAAGCCAAATTCCAAATTTATCTGAATTACATGTAGAGTTTAAATGTATTCGTATTGCATCATCATCGATCTTATCAAACGGAATATGAATTATATCCGGGTCAACGTCATGAAATAAAACAAAACCGTTGTTGATTTTTGTAAGTGCAAAAACACCAACTCCGTCACATACGCGCGACGGAGCTAACTTGGTTTTACCAAATTGATTGATACTATGTAGTATCTGTTCAAACATATTATTTTCTGTGTTTTGAAATTTCAATTGCTGCTAATTGTTTAAGTGCTGCTTTTTTAGTTGGATGCGTTCCTAAACGTTTTCCGCCTTTACTAGGATATACTGCCCAACCGCCTTCAACTTTTTGAATCTTTTCATTCATTGAGCGTTTAAGATGATTTTTAAAATCGACTGGAACGAATTGTGGTTGTTGAGAATTGTATGCATCATGATCATCATGACCAAAATTACTAGTAATGAAATGATATACTTCTTCTACATCATCTGCAGAAGTTGTTATATGATCTACAGCCCATGCATGGCCATCACTTAATAGTTTATCTACTTGCATTGGATCCATTTCAAGCAATTCTCCAACTGCATGATGAATCGTTTTTAAATTCTGAAAGAACATGTAGTTGTTGCTTTCCGTGTCTTGACATCCGCCAGACATTCCACCACAACCGCAACCACATTCGTTAAGTCGTTTCATAATTAAACCTTGTTTTTAGCTACGATAGACCATATGGCACCAACTAGTGTTACAACGCCACCAATAATTTCAGTAACCACAGTTTCATCAGCTAAACCTCGAGCAACGACAATACCTCCGACAAAAGTCAAAGTGTGTCGTATGATTCCAAGTACTTGTTCTTGTGTAAGTTTCATAATTAACCTTTCTTTTATATAAATATATTATGGTTGAAAACCGACATATGTCCACTGATCTCCATCATAAATCCACAATATTAAATTGCCTTTTTCGAAATACATAGAACCCGTTGTTGGAGCGGTTGGAGCTTGTAATGGTATTGAAAATCCCGATCCTGTATCGATAGATCGTAAATCCAATGCCGTTTTATTTCCGAATGTAACAGATCCAAATCCTTTTCCAGCTGATCCAGTAAAATAAGTTTCTCCAGATGTTACTAAAAAATTAGTAGCCGAAATATTCATATTTGAAGCAGATGCTGCAAAACTACTTACAACCGTTAAACTACCTGTAACAGCTAAAGACCCGGTTATTCTAGCACTACCCGTAAATGGAAATCCGACACCAGATCCGCCTCCTGCATTTAATGCAAATGAAGCTGTTGTTGCAAATGATGCACTTGTTGCTATTCCTGCTAAAGATCCGCTAAATGAACCCGTTGCTATTACAGTATCTGTAGAGCCACCACTTAATGCATCTATAGCTCGAGTTACATGTTCAGCTTGTATCGTACCCCCATTTGAGATACCTGTTTTATTTATTATTGCCATTTATGTTCCTTTTCTTATATATAGGCCAATTCTTTGTTTTTTCATTCATCCATTCCTGTCGATCATCGCAACCACAATCTTCATCAAGTATTTGCGCAATTCGTTTTGCAAGTTGATCTAAACCAGTTGCTACAGTTATTTTTTTAATGTCATCACCCAAACCTCTACTTTGCATAGCGCGCTCCATTTTGTATTGCATTACGCAATTGCATTATCATTGTTCGTTGTTGAGGCGTTACAGGTATTTCAAATACTCGTCCGCCCGGGTATGTATATGTTTCAACGCCGGGGCGCATCATTTTCATATGCCCCGTGTCATCGATGCCTATTACTGCGTGTGACACATTGCGCATTGTGATATTATTGCTAGGTATCATTGTGCAACGTCCCGGGTGTTTCCATTGTCCCATTGCATCTTCTACCGCACCGGTAAATTTCATTATGCGCATCCACCCAGATTCGTCTAACATTTTTTCGCCATTAACATGTTTTGCTAATGCAGTTACCGCATCTTCATGTATAACGGATTCTGTTTGCAAATATGCTACTGTTACTTTGCGAAGCAGATTTTTTAACTTGTCTAGATGTCCATCATTACGAAGTTTTTTGTAAGCCAAATTTTCTACTGAATATTCGCCTTCTGCATCTAATCCTGCTTGTCGCATAGAACGTATACGACGCATTAACGCATTAATTCGTTTTTTTAGTTTAGGATCATTTGCATCAAGTTGTTCAATTTCATATGCTAATGGTTTTACTTTTTGATCAATAATACTATCATCAATCGATATCATATCAGCACTAGGTTTACGAATCCATTTATTATTAAGTAACGAATATTCTCCCACCGATGAATGTAATTCTTCATTCGAATCTTGTGCATACAATTCAATTGGAGTTCCTTGCAACGAAAGTGGATAATTTGTATTCCAAACGGATTTCTTTGCCATTAAATAGTTTTTAACTAGATGAATGTTTTCTCCTACTTGCATATAATTAATAACAACGTGAAGATCAATATCAGAATGTTCTGTCCAATTGTAATTAGCATTGCTGCCAATTAGTATGATATCTTTAACTTCTGCATCAATTTCTAAGAATGCGTAAAATTCTTTTACAATCTTAAGAAACTTTTTACGTAGGCCTGGCTTAAGCCGATCGCCGTCCCAAAGTTTTGGATTAAGAGTTTTCTGTGTTTCGTATTCGTTTAGCATCTTATATAAATATAGATACTTGACATAATTACAAAGATTTTAACATTGCAATCATTCTAGGGCATGGGTGAATATCTGTTTTGTCTTTACGATAAGAATTGTGAGTATATACGCCATTATCGCCGCTAAGTGCTCGTTTAGAAACTGACCACATATCCTTTTCGTTGTATGTCAAATTAATTCCGTATGTATCGCGCCAATACAATAAAAGATTTTTAGTAGATTCAATTTGTGCATCAGTGTATCGATGATAATACTTATATCCTTTATATGGAGTTTCTAATTCAGTAACTTGATCTGCAGGAACTTCTCTATCAACATAGTTATAAAACTTGTCACCTTTTTTCTCTAATGGCCCCCAACTACAAATTTCAATGCCAATTGATAATTTATCTAAGCTTTTAACAGGAAGACCATTTGCACGAAATACATCTCCTTTAACACCTAAATGATATGCCCAAAAGCGAGATGAAAATGCTTGGCAAATTTCTCCATCATATGTATCTTTTGATGCACCTTTGCCTGATATAGTTACGCAGGTTGCAATGCGTCCTCTATCATCCGTATCCCACATTTTAATTGTGCCTACGCCAGATGAATTGCCGGCTGTGTGATGCAATACGATTTGTGTTTTTTTGATTTCTTCTTTTACATATTGCGACTCTCGCAATGGAACTTGTTTGATTTTTGTAACATCTAAACTCATTGTTAATCCTTTTTACGGTCTCCTTTATGAAGATCTATTTTATCTAATATGCTTGTTAATAATGTCGCTTCAATAAATCCTGACATTGATGCATTTTTCAATGCACTAATGATTTGAAAGAATAAGAAAGGAAATAATATAGTTTCACTTAACCAACTCGTTCCCGGATATCCTTGTTCTACTATTAGTAATGTTGATAAAAACATGATCCAAATTACTAGGGTTTGTAATACTTTAAGAGCTTTATATGTTTTGAAACCTTCTCGTTTCATACCAGCAATTACTCCAAAAAATCCATCTAACATTACTACTGCAACTAGAGCCAAATATTGATCTGCATTATGCATTGTTAAATTTAAAAAATACGTACAAATAAATGATAGGGTCGTTGTACTACTTACTAATAGAAATGTTTTCATCCGTTTCATATCCTTACACTACTGGTTGATTGTCATCATTCTTCTTCTTCGATGTTGGCGAAAACTTGTCTGCCGTTGTGCTAAACATGGCAGCTATAACAATATATTCAATTGCTGATACTAGGTGTTCGTCTGGTGCTATTGATTTAGGATACAATGAATTAATAAACATCATGGCCATGAGTGATACAAATCCTACAACGCCGATAACGCGCTTTGATGATACATCGCCAGATCTAGAATCTGACAATAAACGTTGCAGGAAACTTTTGGTTTGACGCATTGCAATCCTTATTCTTAATAACATTCGTTTTCGTTTCATAGATAAATATGTTGTTGGTTAAGTTTAATGAGATTTTTTTCATATGTTTCTAGATGATTGATAATCACAGTAAAGCAATCTAGTTTAAATTCACCTATAGCGCCATTATCTGCAATAATTTCTGGAAGTTGCTGAATGTATTGAAAATTGTGATTTCCTAATTGTGATGCATCAAGTATTACAACAACTATATCATTTTCTCCTTCTGGATAATTTAAGCCTAAATTCAAAACGCGTTTTGTTAAATCAAACTTAGTATTTGGTTGTTCTTTTTCAATATACGCAGTTGTAATTACTTGCATATCATCATCGATGTAGATTCTATCGCACCATGGTTCTAATGCTTCTAATATAGGTAATGTGCAATTATGAACTACAAATGCAATATTATATTTTGGTATTATAATTGGATACTGATATTCATTGTTTTTAATCCAGCTACCCCATTTACGTAAATAGTTTCTACTAGCTCTTGTACAAGCTTGTTTATAATATTCATCATCTTGTCCAACCTGTTCTGTCCATCTATGTCCTCTACAAGTTAAATGATAAACGAATGCATCGCGACTTTGTATTAATTCATATCCGGCTAATATCCAACGTTGAAATATATCTGAATCTTCATATGGAAATGGAGCAAATAATGGATCATGGCCTCCTATTGCTTGAAAATCTGATTTATATAAAATCCATGGTGCGAACATTCCATATGTTACTCGATCTACATTTTCTTCTTGCTGTTGCATTGCAAATTCTTCAAATGCATCAATATTTAATGTATCAAAGTCTTGTCCAAAATCCATTATGATTTTTTCTTTACCCGGAGGGTGTAAAGGTGGTTCTATACGGGTCGCACAGACAACTTTTCCTGGTTGTAAGTGCTTTACTAAGTTTTCTATATAACTTGGGCCAATAATCATATCGGCGTGTAATATGCCCACTATTTCGTTTGTAGCATATTCTATACCTTGATCATATAAAATAGTATGACCCGTTCTCTCCTCTACCCGCATTATAACTAGATTTTCATCTTCGGCATATCGTTCTTTCATCCAATCCCACGTCCCATCAGTCGAACCATCATCTAATAAAATTATTTCTGCAGTCGGAGCATGTTTTTTAATACTTTCGTACGCATTTTTTAAGTGGCGCAAATTATTGTAACTAGGTATAATTAGTGATATCATATTTGTTGAATTGTTACTCCCCAAATTACATTAGGTGTATATAAATTATAATGTGAATAAAATTTTGGATCATTTATTTCTGCAGACATTTCTTCCCATGTATTGAAATCTGCGGAATAAAAGAACTTTTCATTTGAAACATAATATCCATTTCTTTGCAATTCTTGTTTAATTAAATTCTGCCTACGATAATCATAATACCGTAAAAATGGTTCTCCAGATTCTTCATAATTCATATATGGCCCAGCTGGCAATGTAATTATAAGTTTTGAATTTGCATCTTTAAGAAGTTTACATGCTTTATTGATTCCTAATATATCGTGATTCCACCTACATGTATCATCTTCTACTAATCCGTTTGCCATACGATTACCAGCAAACCAAAATCCGAAGTGTTCAAATACTGATATTGAAATTACAAAATCATATTTGTTTGATTCATCAAACTCAATAAAGTCACATTGTATATGTTCCCATTCTGTATTTTGTCTTAACCAATATTCTGGTAGTGATGGCATAATATCCGTAGTAGCTACGTTTAAAAAACCCTTTTCATGAATAGTTTCTGAAACTCCTTCATGCCCCCCTTGACATTCTCCAATTATTAGTACTGATTTTGTATTATCAGTTAATTGATCTGCAAAGTATGGAACTTCTACTATTTTTGTTCCTTTTAGTTGAATCATATTGTGTAATTTTCTCCGTAACTTCTCAATTCAAAGTATAAATCTTTATATATAGAATTAGAAAAATAATTGTACATTCCAAGTTCTGCCCGTTGACAAAATTCAGATACTCCTATATTAATTTTATTTTCCTTGAAAGTCAATGAATTCATATGTGTAATTGTATTGGTATCTGAAACTATGGTTTTTAATCCTAATGATTCTGCAACACATCCAGCATAAAAATCTAAACCCCACCCATGTATCAATTCTGCAGGAAATTGCTGTATATGTTCTAAAATGTCTCTACGTATCAATGGAGCTTGAAAATCTATCCAACGTACTTCTCGTAAACCCGTTCCCCAATTCCACATTTGTCGCCAATGACATTGTTCTACTGATGCATTAATAACAGTTGCAGAATATACTGCTGCATCTGATTCTCGTGCTTCTCGTAATGATGTAGTTAAAAATGCAGGACCGTGGAATACTAAATCATTGTTTAGAAAATATAAGTATTCATGTTTTGTTTGTAAAAAATAATCAAGTACTACATTGAAGCCTCCGCCGAAGTATACATTTTCTTCTAAGCGATGTGTTGTTGTATTTGCCAAAGGCTCTGATGAGCCGTTATCTAATACCATCAATTCGCAGTCTGCAAATAGTGGATCTCGTTGTAATTGATTAACTAAATTATCTGTCCAATCAGGAAGATTATGATTAAGTGTTGCTATTAACATATGGTGGATAAAGTTGTTCGAATGTAAAATCCGTTTTAAATATATTAGTATAATTTTTGAATATTTCCAAATTATTTTCTGAAATCCATTGTTCAATATATGGTTGTAAGTCAATAAATGAACAACTGTAGCGATTTTCTAAATACGGAAAGTATCCAGATCTGGAAACGATGAATGGAAACACTCCTTCGAAATAATAACGATCTAATTTTATATCGAACCACGTATTTGATATCAATTTTAGAAAATTTTGCATTGGTTTTTTATTAATTACATAAAGCGTATGTATATAAAAAAAGTTTGCGTGAGTGCAAGGTAATTCCGATGTTATTACGTTTTTAAACAAGTCAATTTCACAATCAGTTTCGGAGTAGTTTCTAGATTTATCAAATTCTAATCCTAACATTCCATACGACCCGACGCCCGGTGAAGATTGTATAAATGATTCTATTGAATTACGTTTTGCTAAAAAGTTACCAATATACCATTCTCGTAAATAGTTACTATGTTCATTAACACCGCTTTTGGTATGAACAAACCAATAATTCTCATATTCATTTTTAGATTGATATAATTGTTTTAATGCTATTTGGTATGCAGATGCATCACTGAATGAATACAATTCTTCTGAACATCGTTGCATTGATAATACATTTAAATCATATGAATCGATAATTTCCTCAACATGTTGTAAACTATTTGGATTGATTCCAATAAAAATATCACAATCAGAAAAATGTAGTTTAAATGTTTCTAAAAATCTATGTAAAACTATTAATCTAGATTCTGAAATGATTGTACATGCAAAGATTATACAACTTTTCATTTTTTAATAATAAAGGCAATTGGCGAAACGTTTCCTGATTCAATATTTAATTCTTTGATATTTTCATTTAGATAACGTATTTCTTCCGGTAACATACAATTACTTACAAATTGTTTTGTATTATTATAATGATGCAACATTTCTAACGTATCTGTGTCGCCCGGGCGTGTATATGCTGGGTTTCCTGATGTGTGTAAATCTTCAATAACAAAAACGCCGCCTGGTTTCAAATATTTAAACATTGTTCCTAGTGTAATTTGTTGTTGATGCATCATATGTCCTCCATCGTCGATTATAATATCAAACTGGTTGTATGTTTTTTGAACTAGTTCTTCCAATTGTTGTCTGTCAGACTGATCGCAAACATGAAAACTAGTATTTGGTAATTTTATATGAGATAAATCTAAAATATCTGCACCGACTAAATTACCTGTTGTAAAATACTCTCTCCACATTCGAATACTTTCGCCTTCCCATAATCCAATTTCTAAGAAAGTTTTCAATTTATTTTGATATTTAGAAAAATATTTTTCATAAATTTCTAGATAGTTATGATATACAGATCCTTTGTCTGAACGATAATTTTTACTAATTTCTTCTAAACTTTTTTTCATATTATACTTTTCATTAAAATTCATAAATTGATTGCATACCTATTCCTAAGTATAGTTTTGATATTCTTTCTAGATCATACCCATAATGTTTGTCATATTCAAATTGATTTGGATAATGATAGTTTTTAAATAGTGGACCTTTCGGTATTAATCTAATTACCTGGCTACGTAATAACCATTCACCATACCATGTAAATTCAGATCCATTTGCTTGTATTAGATCGCTAAACTTAAGTCCGTTTGGTTGAATATAATTTTCTTCCAAACTTTGCCATACCGTTGAAGACCATATAGTTGGACCTGGGCCAAAATCATATACAACTCCTTCCCTACCAAATAATTCCATGATATGCAAACGTTCTTTAAGAAATGATTCATATGGATCAAAACCTAATGGATGCTTATCTAAAAATTCAAAGAATGATTTATATTCATGACATATGGTATATGGCGTTTCATCATTAAACATGAAATCTTTAATGCTAAAGGGCTTGATAAAAAAACAATCAGAATCAACACATACATAATTTTCACAAAGGCCTAATTTCCAAAATTGACTCTTTACGATTTGTTGACCTTTCCATCCTTCATTATCAGCATCAATTGATTCATCTGTTATCAATACGTAATTTTCAGTTCCTAAAACAGTTTTAAATAGTTCAATATCTTTTTCTGGAACGGAAATATAAAAAGGAATGTTATCCGTATTGTATTGAATGATGCTATTCAAAAGCGTTTTTGCACGATGAACATCTTTATCATATGATTTACAATACAATACTATTTTATTCATATATGGTAACTATTTTATATGATTCTACAAATCCTTGTCCTTTTTTCATACATTGAAAATTACTATGAAAACCATCGAGTACAAAATCTCCAAAATACTCATGATGTGTTTGTGACTTAAACTCTTGTAGCATCTTTTTCTTAATATAATAAAAATCTCCCAAAGAAACAAATAAATTTGGAGTCCATTTATCTAGTGTCGATGGCGACTTATATTGAATGATACTGTATGGTTTAACTCGTGCCAATGGTGCTGCTAATGAAGAAACTATAACATGTTCAAAATGACTGTCACATTGTGAAGTAGTCATAATACAATCATATTCGAAGTTTTTAGTGAAATTGGTTTCTATGTAATTTATCCATTCGTCAGTTGCACGTTCTTTAAGATATTTAACATCACTGAAAAACAATGTATAATTTTTTGCTTTAGATGCAGACCATGCATTACGTACTTCTTGAATACGACCTGTTCCTGATGTTAAATCGCAATCTCCTCCTTGTGTCATACATAATATGTCAAAGCGCGTATCTTGATGTTTTAAAACAACTCCCGCCATACTATATTCAGTATCATCCGGATGTGGACTTAAACATAATACTCTATTAAAATTTAAAAATTTCATTTACGTGTTAAATTAAATTTAAAACCATGTGGAACATAAATTCGTATTCCATATCTTCTAGCAAAATCTCTGAATGCATCTGTTATTGCATCATGTTCGCCTTCATAACTAAAATCATCAACATTAACCTTTAGTTGATTTATATATAAATATGGATATTGTGCATTAATGGTAAATTCTGGCACATCGTAATATGACATTAAATCTTTAAAATCTGCAATCAAAGATTCAAGCATTTGATGTTTTTCTTGCAACGTAGGTTCAGTGATATGTTTAATTAACTTAGCAGGAGAGCCGGCGTAAATGGCTTTAGATTCTAACAAAGATTTTGTTACGGTTGAATTCGAACCAATTACTGTATTATCGGCTATTGTAACGCCACTCATAATAACTGTTTTCCACCCTACAATAACATTATTTCCAATATTGATGTCTTTAAATACTCTAGGATATCCTTCTAAAATAGAATACCAAAATCCGTGCGTAATCAAATCGACGTCATGAGATAAACCTACATCATTTCCAATTGTAACTGGACTTGCAAGATTTATATGTCCTGTATGACAAACAACCCGATCGCCTATTTTTAATTTTGCATATGGAAAGTTAGCTCCTCCGCCGCCTATTACCATACCCCTAGAATCAGTTGGCCCATTATAAAAATATTCTCCAATAATAAGTTCTTCGGCATTTGCAGTAAAACGATCGCCTATGATACTATTATTACCAACTTCAAATGTTCCTCGTACATTTATTTTGATATCCTTACCAAAACGAACATTGCTTCCGATATTTATTTCTTTAGCTGTTATATGTACATTGTTAGCAAAATCTTGATATACTTCCATTATATGATTCCTCCGCTGATATTAATATTTTGTCCCGTGATATAACCTGTTTCGATTAAATAATCAATTGTATTATATAATTCAGAAATCATACCCCAACGTTTTGCTGGTATATTATTTTTAATTGTATCTCTAAAGGTTTCTGGTATTTTATATGTTAAACCTCCGTCGAAATATCCTAATTGCAAACTATTACAATTGATGTTTTTATTTGCATTTTCTAATGCTACTGTTTTAGTAAAACTATCCACAAAACCTTTACAGCCAGAATATATACTAGTACTAACAACGGGATGATCTGCTAAAACTGATGAAACTAAAATAATACGACCAAATTGTTGTTCTCGCATAAATGGCAAACAATTTGAAACTATATTTACAGTTCCTTTTATGTTGATATCAATTTGTTTATCCAATTGCTCGTTATTAATTTTATGAGCAAATGCATCTGAATTATAACCACTTAAATTGATAACAATGTCAATTTTGTGTGTATCAAATAATGTTTTAACTGCATCATAATTAGTTACATTAACGTCAGCTGAACTAATTGCAATAACGTTGTACTTTTTTTGTAATACTGGCAATAATTGGCTTCCTAAGCCTCCACTTGCTCCAAATAGTGCTATTGTTTTCATCGTTTCCTTATAAAGATTTCTTGTGTATCTGCATGTTCTAAAAATTGATAATCACTTCCAAAGAATTCTCGTAAATCATTAAAATATTTTTGTTTGTCTTGAAAAAATAAACCATGTAAACTTATATGTAAATTTACATTTAAAGTTTTCCAAAAAGGATCTTTCAATAGTTCACATTCATAACCTTCAACATCAATTTTAATTACAGATACATCATCCTGTGTTAATTTATATTTTTCAAATATCTGTTGTATTGATATTGTAGGACATTGTATACTATTATTAGATTTAGTAAAACTAGTTACACCGCCGCCTAATTCATCGGCGCCTAGATTTAATACTGCTTCTGCTGACACAGCTACATTTTCATGCAGTATGTTTTTAAAGTTATTTGCTTGTATGTTTTTTGCTAAATACTTATATGCATCTGGATCGGGTTCGAAACATAAACATTGTTTTGAATATTGTTGTGCTACCAATGATATTGGACCTTGCCATGCACCTATATCAATAAATGTTTTATTTTTATCTAGAGCTGGTAATATATCATTAAACGTTTCATTTTCCCAATTGTTTTGATATGCATTTTGCCAAAAATCATCTAATGCTGGAGTGGAAGGTGTGATAACAAAATCAACACCAAATTTATGTATTGGAATCATTTTACTTCTACTTTACTTGACCAATTACTACTTTGTTTATTCATATGCATCAGATAATACTTTTCATCTTCTGGTAAATTGTTTGGATCATAATAGAATGGAGCATGTTTAACAATATACGGTTCGCCAGCTCGCAATGTATCATTACTCCAAGTTGGAATGATATGCGGGGCATGTACTGCAAATGTTGTATCAATTGGATGTGGATATAATTCAACATCTTCATCTACAATTGCATTAGTCCAATAAGTTGATTCGTAACTATGTACCCAAGCATTCAATGGATATGACAGATCTATGTCATCAATTTTAATTGACATTCCAACTTTCGTTTTGTTGTGTCGAATTGCATAATCAATTAAATCTTCAATAAAATTATCTGGAACTGTATCTAAAGGGATAATGTCACTGTCATTGAATACATACCAATCAGATGTAATAGCTTTAAATTTAGGATGATTCATCATTACTAAATCTCTAAAAGCATGGCACGAATTTTCAGTCACATCATTATAAAAAACATCAATTCCGGTTTCTTTATACCAATCCAATAAAGGTTGATATGTTGATTGATTATCGATGATAGTTATATTATGATATCCTTTTTTCTTTAAAACATTAACTTGATCAATTAAAGGATATAAACGATCTCTGTTTAAAATTACTATAGGTATATTTTTCATTGTATTCCTTTTATCATTCCATACTCATCAAACGCTGGCATCGCTCCCCATTTTTGTAACCATTTGTGTGCATTTTCATGTTCTGCAATGCGTTGCCTTTCGGAACTTTGTCCATTATTTTCTTCTAATCGATGACTACCTCTAGCACCAAAATGCCATACTAATGATGAAGCTGGTAATATGAATCTTACACCATGTTGTAACATTCTTAAGAATAAATCCATATCGTCCCAACTTGCAGGAGCAAATCTCGGATCATTGCCTCCAACTTCGATCCAAACTGATTTTTTAACTAATCCAGAGACTCCTTCTCCTTTTGGAATTTCAATTTCATTATTTATTCGAATAAAATCTTCAGCCCATGCATCAAAGTACTCAGAATTAAAATCATGAAAGTAAGCACCAAACATTGTAGGCGGAACTATTACTGTACCTGGTCTACTAGTTGGATTATTAAACATATTCGGCTCTACACGATGTGAATTAACCCATAACTTTTCCGTAGGATATTTTTCATGTATATCTAACAAAGCTTTATCCCAATTTTTTGTGACATAAAAATCAGAATGGAGAAACATGATATAGTCAGTTTCAACATGTTCGGCGCAAATATTCATTCCGCCGCCAATGCCCTTTATATCATCATTCTCAGGTTCAATAAGTAATGTTAAATTGTATGTGTCTTTGTTTTCCTGTAACCATTCATTAGTACCATCTGTACAATTTTCTGCATGAATAAGAAATGGAGCCGATTTGTAATAACTATTTTTTCTAACAGAATCAATAGCAATCTTCAAATATGGCAAATTATTGAACGTAGATATACAAAATGTTAATGGACTATAGATTTGCATAATATGAATTCTGTTTTACTTGTCGTTCAATTGTTTTAGGATGCAATAGACACCATTCTTTATCAGTTGGTAAATGAGATATTGTTTCATATCCAGTTAACACTTCATGAACTTTGTTTTCCCATTTAATGTGTGGTGCGTTACGATAAACGCGCCATTGATAATCTGGAAAATTGATCCATCCATGTTCATTAACATTCCAGCCCCATTGTTGCATATGATCTTGTGTCATACCTTGTACCGTATTGATTCTTGGTACACGAATTACATCTACTTGATTGTGTTCTAATACTTGTGGTAAGAGACGGCATATATACTCATCAATCATTTCATCGGCATCAATTTGAAAAATATAATCTCCTGTACATAATTTAGTTAAATGATTTTTCCAATCTGCAAAATGTCCTTGAAACTTTGCTTTATGCCAAGCAAATTCCGCATTAACAGAATGCGAACGCAAAAAATTTTCAATTTCTAGATCTCCATTTGCTTCATCATATAAAACTACAATATTATCTTGTATACGTTTATGTTTTAACAAGAAACCAAGTAATCGTTGAATTTCTATAAATTCATTACAAACGGTAATAGCATATGTTATTGTCATACTATATTATATTAAAATTTAGATTATTATCAAACCTTTTGAAGCTTAGGTAATTCTACTTTTTGTAACTGCGGTAATTTTAATTCAACTGCTTTCGGAATTTTATTTACGCCATCATCAATGATTTGCAATACTTCATCATAACGTTTAGCTACTGCAGTTTCTGTAAAATTAGTATTTACAAAGTATCTTTGACGAGTTGCTAAATCTTTAAATGTTTTATAATTTTTCAATACTTCTTGCATCATTTTCCCAGCATACCCATAATCTATCGTAAACCATTTTGCGTCTGCAATTAAAAATTCATTTTGCGCAGATGGATGAATTGGAGTTAATGCTCCTGGCAGGGCACACATAAAATCTTTTTTTAAGAAGTCTGCAGGCCCGGAGTAATGTGGGGCAATGATTGGCTTACCTGTTGTAGCAAATTCTAACAATGGTCGTCCGAATCCTTCAGATTTAGTAAATGATATCATTGCTTTTACTTTAGTGTGATTGTATAATGCATTCATTTCTGCATTTGTTAAATCACCATGTAATAAGTATATACTAGGAAGTTTTACATTTGGAAATAAATCTCGAACTTGATTGATTCTATTTTCAATTTCTTTTCGATCTGTTACCGAATATGTTGCTCCGCTTGTTTTTAGTATCAACGCAGGAGCATCTTTCTTGTTTTTATATGTATTGAAGAAACAATGCACTAGTCCCCCGATGTTTTTACGATCTTCCCCCAATTGACCTTGCAACCAATGTCCGACACTTAAAAATGCTGCAGATTCTTTAATATCATCTAATCCAGCAACTTTAACGGTTACATTTTTATTGTCATATATTTTGTCATCAAAATATTCTGGAACTACTTGTAAACTAGTTGTAATCGACTTTCCAGCATTCTTTGCTGTTGTTTCGAATACTGATTTAGTAAATTCGCTAGGAACTATAGTAACTTGCATTTGATTGATCTTATCAATCCATTCTGCAGGACAAACGTCTCCTTCAGTTCCTGCTGTTACACCAATATTGTATTTACCTATAGGTTGAAATTCATTTGGTACTGTAATTTGAACCCAGATGTCTGGCTGTGCTGTTAATGGAAGCGGAACAAATCTGCTTTGCCAATCAAACGGAATAGGATATGTAAATGGAGTATGTCCCCATGGCATTG